TCGCCCTGCATTGCTTTACTGGATGCCAATACTGCCTGCATTGCTGTACTGGATGCCAATACTGCCTGCATTGTCCGCAATGTTTTGAATACGTCTTTTCGCTCAAGGTCAAAAACAGATGTAAAGGCTTCGCCGATGTGCTTATTATTCTTTATGTGATACTCAAGAGCCTCTCCGTTTATTCGCTTATCATTCATAGATAAATGGGTACATTCGTACAAGCCATGTAACAACTCTTTTTGCTGAAATACATAGCTATCTTCACCATACATTTTGTAATCTGCTAGATGCAATTTCACATCAAGTGGTGCATTAAGGAAATCTCCATTAACCTTTGATACTTCTGCCCAGCTCATATTATCCTACCTCCGTTGTTATTATTTTTTCACCCTCAATTACAGTCTTGAGCGTCTTTGAAGTGCCGTTCTTGTAAACGTGTTTTTCAAGAATTGACTTATCAGCCTTATTAAAGGTTGAAGTAATTACCTCAAGGCTGTTTTCGGTCACAATTGAGCCGTCAACATTGAATGTAGTTGTGCTGGCTCCATTGCTGTCGGCTATGTCCTTAATAGCCTTTGCAACCTCTTTTTTTACCTCTGCCATCTGCTTGGCAACATCTTCTTTCTGCTTATTCAACAACTGCTCTGCCTGTGTTTTAAGCTCTTCCTTAATCTGTTCAGAGTTTACCGCTAACTCAGGCAGCTTATTATTGAACTCTGTCAGCTTACGATCAATTATCTCCGAGTTTTCGTTGAAGTCCTCGATATTGAAAAAGTCGTCTCCTTCAGGAAGCTTCAACTGTAAATTTGTGCTTCTCCTCATTATTCAAATATCCTTTCTCTTAATTCACTGCATTTATACACCTTTACATCCTTATACTTCAGATGGCCAAACTTAAAATACTGGTTGAAAAGAACGCTTACTGTATAAATCATATTAAGTGGCAAGGCATCCTCTAAAAAGCTCTCAACCGTCTTTTGCATCCTCCTCGACTTAAGTCCTATCTTTACATCTACCGACAGCCTATCATCCGAAAAAGACACTCTACAGCCCTCTTCACAGAGATTACTTATTCTTCTTTTGACAATCCTGCGTGAATACGGAGCCTTTTCAAGGCTTTTTGCGTGTACCCTTAACCGTCTTTCTTCGAGGGTATCATCATCTAAGGGAATGATGTTAAATATCTTTTCCCACCTTTTTATCCCTGATTCCCTCATTTGGTCAAAGCTTGTATTATCATCGGCGGCATTCAAACCCTCGTCAAGCTCTATTGACTGCTTATCATTTCGCTTGTACAAGGTTGATATCTCAGGGATTTCAAGAATTATCTCCGGAGCATTAAACATTTATAACCACCTCACCTTTTACTGGTATTTTTTCGTAAGTCAAAGTTGTGTTGCCTGGCACACCATTTAGAGTTGTGTTTTCAATATCAAGAATACCCGGAATATTAAGGATATTAGCCTCAATCCTTGAAAGCCTTACCGTCATGTCGTTGAACTCGTTAGCCTCCCATCCTTTCCTTAATTCACTCAAATACTTCTCGATAGCTTCCTCAATATGGCTTCTTGAGGTTTCGGCAGAATAGCCACCCTCAAATACAATTTTAGCCGATATGTTGATTTTTACGCTTTCAGCCCCTTTTATCTGTACTGAATGGCAGCACGGAGCCATCCCATCTCCTTCGCCATGTGTAGCCTCAGGATCTATATACTCTTGGATGTCTTTTATGACCTCAGCAGACGGAGTGTTGAAGGTACTTGATATTACTACAATATCTACCCAAGGACTGCCCTCGGCTCTTCTCTTAGGCTTACAGCCTCCAACTTCCTTGCGTTCGTTTAGCAGCTTTCGGTAATCTGCTTTATTCCCGCCAAAATGGATATTCTTAAAGGTGTCAAGGAGCCTCTTTCTAAATACTTCTTCCTCTTCATCATCTGCGCCTTGAATTATAACCTCAGTAATCTCTCCACCCTTGTAATCATCAATATAGTTAGCAGGGATAAGCTCACCCTTATTAGTGTTCGCCTCAGCTCCCTCAGTATCACAGATGAGCTTGTAAGTATGCTCTTCAATCTTTTCAGATACAGTATAGGTGTAATTGCCACAGATAAACTGTTCTCCTATTTCGATATCCTGCTTAAATACACCCTTTACCACAGCAGGATAAGCATATAAATACTCAATCTTACCCTTTGCGTTCCTTATCAGATGAGGCAAGTCCTGAGTATCCGGATACATGTTGCGCTCTAACTCGTCCATGTCGCCATAGACATCTTCCAGCTTTTCGGCAATTTTTGCGCAAGAGTTGAAAGCAAGTGAACCTTCATCAGTTCGTACATCTGCGCCGAAATCTGCCATCATTTCAGCCATAATATTGTTGTAGGTCTTATCCTCATACATCTATATCACCTCTTCCGTATATAGTCTCCAGCCCAAAGGATATCTTGAGCTTTTCTCCGTTACTGTCACATTTCAAATCCTCAATACCCTTTATAGCCTCATTTATCAACAAAGCTTCGTTTAATATCCTTTTTACTTCACTTTCGATATAGTCTTTTGAGTGGTTCTTCCCTATAAGGTTCTGCAATTCGCTTCCATAATCCCAGCTATATTGACTGTAAAAGTACCTTTCAGTCGCTAAGGTAAGCCTTGCCCATTGGACTACTGCTGCCAATCCTGTAATTATTCGCCCGGTCAATCTCCCGGTGTTAAAATCTATCTCATAATCTGTATTAAGATTACTTTCATCCTCAATAACTTCTTCCTCGTCCTCTATGTCAACGTCAAAAGGGAACATTACAAACTCACCACCCTTTCTATTACTACATACTTTTCACCACTAATCTTGTAAAGGAGCACTTTATCGCCCTTCTTAAGTGGCTCAATATACTTACATTTATCGTTTGTGCCTGTCTTGCTTACACCTTTATCGTCTGCCTTTATATCAAGCTCACTTACCACTCGTTTAGTTAAGTGTTCAGCAAATAGCAAATCCTCTTTATCAAGGCTCAAGCTACCTATTGCACATGCGTTCTTTGATGTCATTTCTCCGATAAAAAGAGAGGGTGGATTGTTCCTTGCCCCCTCTTTTCTTATGGTCATTATTAGCTTTTCATATCCATTCATAGGCTCTCCTTAATCAGTCTTGCAGCATATCTTGCAAGCTCTATATTTTGACTTGCCTTTATTCTTGCCTTTCTTAAGTGTCTCTTTCAATAATTCCGATAATATAGTCTTTTTAGGAGTATTCCCCTCGAGCACATGGCAAGACGAATTTGAATGATACACATTTCCGGACTTGAGGTAAAACACGGTTGATGTAGGAGTAACCTTCTGCTTAGCTGTTCTTCTGCTCTTTTTCTTTTTGTACTTCTTTCCTTTCTTTTCTTCTGCGTCTTCAGAATCTTCTTCGTCAAATAACTTCCAAGCAAGGTCTAAATCCATCATGTGGGTTCCATTTTCAAATCTATGACTGTCATTGGTGATATAGAACTTCCCTTTTAATCCGGTAGCACCGTCTTTTATCACTATGCTTTTACCTGATATTGCACCAATATAGCCAAGAGCTGAGACAGATGCCTCTCGTGTCACACCTACAAGCATCTTGCCTGCCTCTGTGTTAGCACTTACTCCATCTTCCTTCTGATAAGTGGATTGATAAATGCCGAACTTATCTATATTATCTTTATGTCTTACCTCTCCTATCTGCTTCATACTATCGTTGTAGATTTTAACAAGGTTAACCATATTATCGGTTGTATCCGAATAGGTCGCCCCTGTTATATCCTGCGACTGGTCAAGTGTTATCCCACTTTTTAGACCTTTTTCAGCAACAACCAGCTTATCAGCGTTCATAGACAGCAGATATCTTTTGCCAGTCTTAAGAAAAGCCTTTCTGTACGCTTTGGCAATGATGTCATAAAGGCTCATATCTTCACATATCATCTTGGGTATTACTACCCCTGTAGTAGCAACCTTGTCTATCTTAATGCCTACGCTGCCACAGATTTGTTTAGCAATCTGCTCAGGAGTCTTATTCTTAAATTTATACATGCCCATAGATCTAAGCAGATAATGCAAGAAATCTCTTGCGGTGTAGCTTTCTATACCTATCTCTGCCGACTTTTCCCTTGCGGTTATAACACCTAAGAAAAGCCTTGTCTTACCATCGTACAGGCTCACTATATCACCAAGCTTGATATTTACATTCTTAAAGCCTTTATCATAGCGGTTGGCAGGCAGCGAAAAGGTAACCTGCCTTGAACTTTGATTATGCGAGCCTGACCATTCTACACTTGTATAATCAAGCCACTTCTTGTTCCATAAAAGCTTAATAGCCATTATCTAATCACCACCTCATATCCAATAAGAGCCACCACTTCTTTTACTTTTGCCTTCTTCCTCATAGCCTTTTTGATAACCGCCTTGTTGTTATTTCTAACCTTTTTCCATCCATCAGATGTGCCGGTGCACTTCTTTACAACCTTGCTCCAGGTGTCGCCTTTCTTCCAAGAGTAATTTGCTTCTCTTGTCTTGGTGGTTATTCTCTTTTTCGCTGCCGTTTCTCTGTACTCCTTAAAGGCTAACGAGTATTTAACATCGCCATTTCTCTCTACCTCGCCATACTTAAAAGATTCGATTGTGCAGAACATATTTATATCCGACTGTGTAATGATTAGATGAACTGTAGTATTTTTTTCATACAGTTTCTTTAACTTCTTGCAGTAGTATTCATAAGGTGGATGATATTCTCCATTTATGAAATCATAATCCGTGGCAGGGAAAAAGGACTCCAGCGTAATTGCATAGAGTCCTCTCTTTCCTTTAAGATTCACCTCGCCCTTGTTATGAATATATACAGAGGTGTTGTTCTGTGCGCCTTCAATCTCAAAGCTGGACGGATTCACAGGGAGAAGTATAGAGTTTTTTTCATTATTCCAATTAATAAATATATCCAATCTCTTCCCCTCCCATATTGTCGCTTGTCTCAAATATTTTCTTAGCTAATGCTTCAGCTATCTTATCAATGTCGCTTTCGCTTTTTACAACTATAGAATCTGCAAGCTTTGCGATATATACCGACTTACCACCGTTTCTCTTGGCACCATCTGCATAGGCTTTCCGCACCGTCTCATCGTGCGGATATACTCTTGTCCCTGAAGGCAAGTCAACAATTTCTCCACCTTTCTCAGAGATTTGAGCAAGTCCACCTTTCCAGTTGTCCGTGCCTCGTGCAAGCATAGGCAACTGCGGGATATTGACGCCGAACTTCTCGCCACCGATACCGGGTACCCAGTCAGGGATATCAACACTTATACTGTTTATGCCCGCAATAGCTCCATTTATCATAGAAATTACGCCATTTATCGGCATTTTAAGCATTCCACCTAGTCCCTCAAAGATACCGCCAAAGATATTTTTTACACCTTCCCAAGCCTTGCTCCAATTGAGTGTGAACACCCCTGTTATAAAAGTTAGAATCCCATCAAATGCGGTTAATAGACCGCTAATCATAGTTGTTATTCCATCAAACAGTGAGTTAAAATATCCAATTGCAGAACCTATGGCAGCTCCGATGGCAACAGAGAATACAGCATGCACAGCTTCACCTATCTTGCTGAGTAAAGGGCTGACAACCTTCCAAAACCCTTGTATATGTTCCCCTATTGCACTAAACTTCTGTCCTATAGGTGCAAGTTTTTTCTTAAGGCTGTCTCCTGAGATTCCGATTCTTTGGAATATGTTTTTAATAAAATTCCACAATCTGCCGGCTGCTGCCTTTATCTTATCCCAGTTTTTATATATAAGAACTCCGGCAACTACTACCGCTGCCAAGCCTAGCACCACAGCATTTGCAGGGGCTGTAACTAAGCCCATTACGGTTTTGGCTGTTTTGAACGCTTTGCCAACCATTCCAACTGTCTTAACGAGCTTACCAACAACCATGACCGTTCTACCAAAAAGAAAGATAGCCGGACCTACTGCGGCTGCTATAAGCCCCACTTTGATGATAGTATCCTGCTGAGCTTTAGTCAGTGAGTTGAATTTATCCGCCAATCTCTGTATAAACTCCGTACCTTGCTTAATATATGGCAGTAACCGCTCACCAAAGGATATCCCAATACCTTCAACCGTAGACTTTAATATGGTAAGCTGCCCCGATAGGTTGTTATTTGCCGTATCATACATTTTCTTACAAGCACCATTTGAATTGTATATAGCCGTAGAAAGCTCATTAAAATCGCCATCAGCAGAGTTGACTATTGCAAGCAATCCACTCATTCCTGTCTTGCCCGCAAGAGCTGCCGCATACTGTGCTTTTTGCGATTCTGTCAATCCTGCAAAGCTCTTCCTTGTCTCCCTCATAATTGTATCAAGGGACTTCATGTTGCCCTGAGAATCTGTTAGAGATATGCCAAGAGCGTCCATGGCTGTTTGTGATTCTTTTGTAGGCTTTGCCATTCTTGTGAATAAACTTCTTAACGCTGTACCGGCAGATGATGCCTTTATACCACTATTCGCCATAAGTCCAAGGGCAGTAGATACATCCTGAACATTAAACTGTAATGCTCCAGCTACAGGAGCCACATACTTAAAGGATTCACCAAGCATTGACACGCTTGTATTTGACTTATTCGCCGTCTGCGCTAATACATCAACAAAATCTTTTGTGTCATTTGCCTTCATACCGAAGGCTGTAAGGGCATCTGTTACGATATCAGAAGTCCCTGCAAGGTCTTCTCCTGTAGCTCCGGCAAGGTACATTATTCCCTCTATACCTTCTGCCATCTCTTTCGCCTCCCAACCTGCCATAGCCATGTACTTAAATGCTTCGGTTGATTCACTTGCTGAATACTTTGTTTTTAAGCCCATTTCCTTGGCTGTTTTAGACAACTTTTCAAGTTCTTCTCCTGTAGCACCTGATATAGATTGAACTGTGCTCATTCCCTTTTCAAAGTCTGCTGCCAGCTTTACTGAGGCAACTCCGATTCCCGCAATAGGGGCAGTAACCGTCTTGGTTAGATTTGTACCAACTCCGGCAATGGCTTTCCCTGACCTTTCTATCTGCTTACCAGCCTTTATCCATTGCCTTGCATTATCTTGTAAATATGTGCCTGCAATCCTTAAAGGACTCGACATTTTATCAACAAGCCGTAATGTTACATCAACTATTTTTCCCATTTATCCACCTTCTTAGCCTTCATATATTCTCTTAAGCTCTTCCGCTCTGTCTTGCATTTCCTGACTTATAAAGGCTTTCAGTATCGTTCTTTCGCCTCGCCCCATCTCTTTAACACAGCTTGGCAATATGTCGTGATAGCGAAAAAGGAGGTACATAAGTTGTACCTCCCTATTCGCCTTTATAAGTTTTTTATTTCTTCCTCTTCATTCTCATCCTTGGTGATTCCGCAAAGGGCAGATATCTCATCGCTTAACTCGTTTACCTCAATTCCGAAGAGCTTTTCGCAAAGGTCTCTCGCGGTCTTGCAATCAAAATGTGCCTGTAAGCTCTTGTTCATTAAATCCGGCTCTACAAGTGCCTCGGTGCAAAGAATAAGCTTTGCATCATAAGCCTTTGCCATATCAAAGCTACCGTTTTTATTAAACTGATAACCGACAATGTCGTTAATTCTTCTTGATGGAATCTCGCTTATAGTTACATCAACAGTCTCTTCCTTGCTGCCTAAGAGTGTAGCAAGTCTCTTTGACTTAAACACACCCTTTTTAAGCTCATCCGCCTTTTTGGAATCTATCTTTAATAACTCATCAACTAAATTCATTCTTTACCTCCTAATTAGAGTGATGGTATGGAATCAAGGACTTCCCAACCCGTAAAGGTAAATGGGATTGATTCTTCTCCAAGTTTCTTTACTTCCCAGTTAGCAAGAGTAATCTCGTCAAATACGCAGCCTGTGAGCTTAACTCTTTCCACACCTTTGGAATCAGGATCAGCAAGCTTTGATATAATGGTGCATTTAACCACTTTTCCCTTTTTGATGCTATCTGATAACTTGGTTAAGAAGTAGCTTGTAACCTTGTTGAGCTTGATTGTACCCTTACAATCTATGCCGGTTATCTTGTATCCTTTTACTAGTGTTCTTGCCTGATTGACCTCAGTCTTTTCAAGTGTAGCCTTAGCTTCAAGCGACAATACTTCAGCTAAATAGTAATCATCTAGCCATAACTCTCCATAAGTTCCATTAATTGCCTTTTCAGGTGAAAACTTATTTTCCATTTTTCCCCTCCTTAAATAGTGATGTTAAGAGATACATCCTCAATTGCATCGGTCATTGTGAGCGCTACTTTAAGGAATACATTTGAGCCTGTGTTGGCTGTCTTTATCTCTTCATCATTCATTTTACTTACATCTACACCCCTGCCCTTTAAATAGCTCCTGTTAGCCTCAATATCCATTTCAAGGGTGTAACCTTCAATTACTGAAAGTCTTATCAGTTCGTCAAAGTAATTCCCTATCGCAGACATAAGAAGGCACTTATTATCATAGTTATTAGGATATTTACCGATGTAATTATCTTCGGTTGTCCTTCTGATGTCATCTGATATCATGTCAAGGGCATCCATGATCTTAACCTTCTGAAATTGCGTATTTTTATCCGCTGTCAGAGTTGTAAGAGAATTAACCCCTCTACCACTCTTAACCTTCTCCCCATCCCACCAAACTATGAACTCGCCTGCATCTACTGCACTATCCATCTTTTCCTTGGTAAGCCTGGTGCAATCTGTAAGCTCATGAAGCGGTGCGTAGGTACTTGACATCTTAAGCGGTGTGCCAGCTATAAGACCTGCGATTCTTGCACAATACTGCTCTGCTGTATAGGCTTTTTCGCCTACAAACACCTTTTCTGTAGTGTAGTTTATGATTGCCTCGTTATCGCCTTTAGTATTAGGCAATACCGCCTTAATCAACTTCTTGGCTGCTCTTTCCGCCTTCACATAGGTTACAATCTCGCCTGTCTTTTTATCTGTTCCAACTGTTGGAACTACAAGATAGTTAAATTTGACCGTTCTAAGATAGTCAAGTGCTGCCTTGTAGGTGTCCACTGTCTTATTAAGCACATAAGCAATAACCTTGCTAGGTGCATTTACATAGCCCCTTAAGGCAAGCCTAATCTGTTCCTTGTTATCATCACTAAGGTTTGCAGGGATATCCGCTTCAGATACGCAGACAACCGGATTAACCTCCGGGATATTGGTGTCTTTTAATATAATTGCGATAATCCCTCTGTCTCCTCTTTTTATAGCCGTTGCAGCTATCTCAGAAAAGGAGATTGAAATACTTGGCATTCCCATTATTTGTCCTCTACTTTCTTTGTAAATTCAACATTATCAATAACTTCGCTATTGTCCTGGTGTGTAATTAAATTACACCATTCTAAATTTATGGTTATCTGTGGGATATTCCTGTCTATTCCCACATAATCCCAATCAAAGCCTTTTACATCTATTGCCCTGCTGCCTACTTTTACGAAAAGCCCAAAGATATCCTTTATCCTGTCAATTACCCTTAAAGTCTCAACTTCATCCTTGCTTTTTTGCAGATAAGTTATATAAAAGGCCATAGAGTTGTACATCGTGTTATAATTGACCGGTGAAACCTCCAAGGGCTTTAACTGCGTAAAAAAACACGGTCTGTCATAGGCTTCAATGACATCCGTGCTATAGTATTTATAGTCAGGAAATTCACTTTTTAGCAAATCAAGCAGGGCTTTCTTTACATCTATCAGAGTCATCATATAAGCCCTCCCTCTTTTAATAGTGCTTCTACCATGTTATCCACATGTTCCTCGAATTTATCCTCATAGACCTTAGTAGCCTTATCAAGGTAATGTACACCTTGTACAAAGCCTATAGTCTTTCCCTTAACCTTTAACTCGTGCCCCTTTTCTACAAGGTGGAAATGCGGAGACTTTGCAGATATCTCAACAAACTGGTTATTCATTAGCCCTTGAACCTGTGACACCCTAAAAGATGACAACTTTCCAAGTGACTTTTTATGCTCGCTCTTCGTCTTTGTGAGTTCTTTAGCGTTATTTACTATATTGCGCCTAAGAGCCAAGGCATCCTTTTTCAATAAATCTCCTGCTTTGTCTGGGTACTTTGCCACAAGTTGGTCAAATGACATCTTTAGCTCATCCAATCCCTTGACTTTCAATTCTGCATCAGCCAATATCCATCACCTCTTTGTTGACATAATCCACGCATCTGATTTCAAGTAATTTACGCTCAAAATCCACATCTATAACGCTTTCTATTGAAAAGGTCCTGTCTTTATACTTTAAAAAACAGTTAGTGTCTATACCTTCTGTATAGCGAATATAGCATTTGTGGGTTACTTTGCTTTGTACCTTTTGCACTTCGTAATATTCAGCCCCTCTAAGTGGCTGTAATGTACCCCATACAGTCTTAATCAGTTGCAATCCCTTTGTAGTCTGCCCCAAACTGTCTTGTATGTCGGCTAATTTATAAAAGGAAAGCCGTTTATTCAGCTTTCCGATTACTAAAGTTCTTATGACAATCACCTCCGTTACAAAAGGTTCACGCTGTGAGAGTTTAATATAGTCATCACCATTCTGTTTACTCCTCCAGCCTTATCAAGCTGATAATTCCTGTTGTCAAACATATCTGCGACAAGGACAAACAGTGCCTGCGTAATATCCGGATATTTATCAAGGCTCTCATCATCAAGCCCTGTATAAGTTTTGATATGCGCAACAGCACTGTCTTTCATCCTTTCAAGTTCAGAGGTTTCAATTTCGTTTGGCTCGTCAAGACGGATAAAATTTACAAGGTCATCAACCGTAACTTCACTAACTTTCATTTTTACCGCCTCTTTCTAAGTGTGGTTAGCCCTTAATTACTAGCTTTGCGATCTTCTGTGCGTTCTGTACCTTTGCATCAAGTTCAACAAAACCAAGTACCTCAACAGCATGCTGCCTTGCCTTAACTTCTGTAAGTACCTTGATATTGACATTTTCAGATACCTTCGTAGCAAGTCCTGTGAAGTCCCCATAATAAATAACGGTTGCCCCTGCTTTTACATCATCCATGCTGTCAGATGTATATACTTCTTTTCCAAGTAACTCATAGCCCCATCTCGTAGTTGCATCTTTGTTAAGAAGATAATTACCCTGTCCATCCTTGAGTTTTCTAATTATTTTCCTTGTGTCCCTACTCATTATCCAATAAGCATTTTTCTGATAAGCATCAGGTACCTTTTCCTGTAAATCAATAAGCTCATCAGGTACGATGGTTGTTCCTGCCGTCTTAATCACCTGAGTAACTTTAGAAAGGCCTTCAATTTTATTGCTAGTTCCATTAAGAAGTTCCTTCTCTATAAATTTCGCGATGCTCTCTGACATTCTTCTGATCACAAATCCCACTACATCGAAATTTGAATTATTGATAAGGCTTACAGATACATCTGCAATAGCTCTTCCAAGATAACCCGTAAGGTTAATTGATTTGAACTTGCCAGTCTTGCTATCGCCGTCTGTAAATTCGTCAGCGTATTCCATAGTAATGTCAGAAGTGCTTTCGTCATAGTATGGGATATTTAATGTACCACCCACGTTATACCTGTCAGAATCCTGAAAGATAGGGCAGATTTCAACAACTTTCTCAATGATCTTCTTAGCGATTGTGGCTGGAATAACTGCTCCATTCTCTCCCTTAGTCAACTCTCCTGCTCTTGTCTCCTCGCTTCTGATAAGCGCATCAAAAACCTCGTAATCTCTTTCTTCAATGCTTCTTTTCTCTTCTTCTACAGGTGCCTGTGGCTCGCTCTCTGTTAACTCCCTAGTCTTTTCTAAGGCTGCGATGGTCTTATCAAGTTCTCTTATTTCAGTTTCAAGGGCTTCAAATGATGTGATTTCATCCTGATTCATTGCCCTTTCTTCTGCCTTAGCCTTTTCAATAAGCGCCTTAAGTGCCGCAAGTTTCTGTGTTCTCATTTCAAGCATTTTCTTCAAATCCATTTTGTTTACCTCCGTAAAATTAATTTTGATAATAAAAAAAGAGCTGTTATATCGCTCTTAATTCCATGTATCTGTTTTCATAGATGTGGTTGTTATTAGGTTCTTTACCCTTAACTTCAACCGTCTCTACTTCATCCGGTAAGAATCTAAGTTCAATTAGATTATCAAACTCTTCTGCCCTTACCTCGATACTTGTGCCATTGTAGGCGGGTTTTCTTGTATCATCTAATATTGATACCTCTTTAAGCTCCAGTTCTCTGATTGTCCTGTGGGGGATGTCTTCGTCTGTCCTTTCCTCTTTTATAGGGATAAATCCAAACGACCATCCAACCAATTTTTTGTTCCTAGCCTTTTCAATCACCTCCTTATCTCTTATTTCGCATCTACACCTTAAGCCTATGTTGTCCTCGCTTATATGGGTTTTATCATCGGCATTTGATGATAAAACTCTTGTATAATTGTGATTTAACAACACCTTTACCGGGCACCCTGTCCTATTGGCTCTTTCAAGCGACCTTCTGAAAGCTCCTGAGGCTATTTTTTCTATGAACTTGCCCGATACGTCTGTAAGTACCTTGCTGTCTCTTTCAACGGCATTAACATAGCCATCAATCAAAACCGAATCGTCTCTAACTTCAATCCGCATTAGTTTCGTCTCCTTTCTTTGTATCGTTTATGTTGGTGTATTTGTCCGTATTTGGTGTATATACCTGTCCTGATTCAGGATAATAAAGTACATCCTGCAAGCCTAACTTGATAAAATCAAGACCGAACTCAGGCAGTCTTTCCTTTTTTCTCACTTCATCAAGCTGCATAAAGCCACTATCAAGAGCAACCTTGTAGGCTGCGAAACGCTTTTCTATATCCGTCTTAGTCAGGTCAGTATCGTCAAAGGCAAAGAACATTACATTCTTTTCATCCTCTTGCAATAATACACTATTGATTGCTGTCACAAACCTAGCTAATATTGGATAGATGCAGACCTCGTAAAAGCGTTTTTTATCTTCCTCCGTAGCTCCTCCGTTTATGATTGACGGTGGTACAAGGAATATTTTGCAAATATCACGGTTATTTGTTTCTTTATTCTCATTAAGCTGCAGCTCTACAGATGAGTTTGAGGCTTCTTTGAAGGACAATCCATCATTTAACACAACAACATTCTCTGTGCTATTGGAATAAAGGTTGTGGAAGGCTCTTTTTAATGCTTCCATTGCCTCAGCACTAAGTCTTATTGCCGATTGAATAAAGCCTTTTTTGTTGCCTCCAGTTTGGACAAGATTCTTTTCAAACTTCTGTGTACTGAGTATTATCCCCAACAGTTCAGGTGTTTCAGCTATGATAGATTGTCCACAATATCCATTTTGCGTGTTGCGCAGTATCTTAATAAACTGCCAACCTTCATAACTTACCCCATTTACCAATATTTTGTAATCTTTGAATATCGGATCTGTGTTATACATAAAGCTAATCTTTTCAGGCTCCACATAATGAAGAGATTTGACCTCATTATTTACCCTGTTTATGTAGACATATCCGCCTTTCGATAGAAACATGTCCATAATCAGGGCTTTTTTCATTTGGCTAGCGTCTAAAGTGTCTCCTGTGTCGTCATTTAGCAGGGTAGTCCTGATGTCGTCAACAATTTCCTCCACCTTATCGCCATCCTTTTTATATAACTTGATTTTTAATGATGATACTGTGTCTGCAATCATATTTATACAAGCTGACAGAGCCGGGATATTCATTGCAGTTCTTCGGCTTACTTCTTCATCGCTTAGCAGCATCCTCAAAATGTCACTTGATACATCTGGCTCATTATCAGCCTTTTCTCTTTTTTCTTTTTTCCAGTTAAATAAACCCACTTTTTCACCTCCTTTCAAGTTATACGACCTGTACCACAAAGCCATCATTGAATATTATGTCTTGCTGCAACAGGTATATTGCATTTATCAACGCCACAACCATATCCACCTTACCACTTGACTTCTTTTTATTAACATATCTATTCATATTGGTATCGTAGGTACATTTTGCGTTTTCAAAGTTGATTTCAAGCAAGGTATTAGCCTCATATCTGAATTGTCCGTTTTCAACCTTTTCAGCCAATAACTTGGTAGGTGGGTGCAAAGTGTCCGAATGCTGCCTTATTTCAACCGTGGTATATTTTTGATTCCACTTTTGCGCCGAACTCATAGCATTGTAGCGGTCATACCCGATAGCCACCACCTCACAACCAAGCTTAGCTTCAACATTAAGTACAAAGTCCTCAATAACTCCATAATCTACCACCATATCGCCACAGGCGATACATTTCATTTGCTCCACAAATCGCCTGTAGTCCACATGTTCAAATTTACTCTTTTCATCTATTCGCCCTTCCGGGATAAATGCCATAACCGATGCAAGAATATTATCCTCATCATCTACTCCAGCAATGGCCACCGCACAGTTATCATTTGTCTGAGCAAGGTCAACTCCAAGCCATACCCTCTTATTAGTCCAGTCAATTTCTTTTACGCTGCACTTCTTCACAAGATTAATGTCTATATAGCTTTCTGTGCCTATGCCCTGATAGATTATATTGCAATGCTTGGTTAAGAAGTTCTCCCTTGCACTTTCAACCTCTATAGCTCTTTGCCTTTTAGTAAGCAAGTCTTGCCACATCTCCTTTATCTCAAGGGCTAAAGGATTAGCGTGTGCCAGTATATTGTCATTATCAGTCCAATTTTCTTTGTCATCAGGTTCGTAAAGCAGGGAGAACACCTTATCATCCTTCACGAAGCCATCAAGAACTTTCTTGCAATACAAGACTTCATCCTCAAATGGGTTATTGGCTGTAGGGTACTTTGTGGATATGATGAACCCCAGCTTATTCAATATAGTAAGCTGGCCGGAGCGCATAGCCTCAATCGCATAAGGATTTGGCAAGGCTCCCACCTCATCAACAAGGAAAACATTTGGCAACTTTCCGTCAAGCCTGCTATTTGAGTAATTAAGGGGGATGTATTTTGAACTCGTGAGAAAGCACTCAATATCATCTCGCCTTACCTTAAACATCCTATCCTTTCCCTCTTTGGGGAAAATCTTAGGATTGTAACCTATAATCTCTTCTATAGCCTTTTTTATTTCCCTTGACAGCGAGCCATCAGGAGCTACTGAGTAGAAATAGGAGAACATAGGCTCTAGGAAAAAGAGCAAAATAAAAAGAACGGCAATTATAAAGGTCTTGCCATTCTTTCTTGCTATTTCTAGCACAATAGTTTCATATCTGCGCTTTGCCTCGTTATCGCTACACATAACGCACAACGAGGCTATTATAAGCACCCACTGAAAGCCTGCCACGCAGTCATATATGCTATGATTAATCTTAAGCCCCTTAGGCATCCTGATAAGCATAAGAATCTTATCAATCTTTTCTACTCGGTCTGTATTGATAAAAAACTTCTTGCTCTTACCATCACAGATTTTAATAAATTCTTTACATTGTTTTTTGACATAATCAGGCACTTTTGATTTACTGCCACAAGCCTTTTTAGCGTATCTATAGGAAGGATGCTTTTTAATCAAATACCAAGCACCTCTAATAGTGGATTTTGATTGTCTCGTATTGCTTTTACATTAGCTATAGATATCTTCGCCCTTGCTTGTGGTGATAAGGACAATTCATTGCAACACCTAAAGAAGTCTTTAGCTAAATTTGTCCTTGCTGCTATCAGCTTGCTCTTTTTCATTATGTCATCGACCTGATTCATAGCTTTGTCAATTTGGATAATGCTATCTATGGTGACTGCGGTCATAGCCAGTATATAGTGGTCAAGATTACCCAATATTTCTGCCTCTTTTAGGTTGTCAACAATGTATTTATATATAACTTTCTGCTCTTTCGTCATATACCGTGGCGGGATAAGTTTATCCATCCCACCTCTTGCCTTTTCCTCTGCTGCCTTGCGTATTTCTACATCTTTTTTGGTGTTATGCCTCGAATTTGTTGATATAGTTTTAGCCGGTCTACCCATCTTTTCCCTCCTTTTCCCTCTTTAAATCTCATTTTGGGAATTTTATGTGGAAAAAGGGTGCGCGTCGGTCTTGGTTTTTTTCAATTTTCTCCCCTAAAAAGGTAGGGGGGATACTATAATTTTTTTATATTCACACAACAACCACTCCTCTTCCTTCTGCGTTAAAATTCTCTATAGATTCCCTCACGAGTTGTCTTTGATTATCTCTTGTAATCTCTTCTGCTTCGCACATTTCATGATGCACTGCACATAAAGTTATTAGATTTTCATTCGATAAGCGTAGTTGATAATCCTCCTCTATTGGTACAATATGGTGTACTGATAAGTCATACGTGTTAAGCTGTCTTGTTGTGCCAATTAACATTGCCTTGCAGCATAAGCAACAATACTTATCTCTGTCTCTTATCTCCCTGCTCTTTAAGGTCCAGTCATTAGTTTTCCTGAAGGAGAAGGCCTTAGTATTGCGACGGGTGTCCCACCGCTTACTTGCCTTGTCCTTAGCCTCGCAGACTTCTTTCTCTTCGTGTATGCGCCCGCAATACTTACAGCTCTTAAGCATATACTCACATCCTTTAAAATGTAAAGAACCGGGAAGGAGGAAACCCGGCTCTTTGTTGTATTTCAATGATACTATTATACCACATTGCCAACCGACATTGTATGGCATGTTTCAAAATCTACTAAGGCTTTCTTATGAATCCTTGTTACATGGTCATAGCTGTAGTTTAATTCAACTGCAATGCTTTCAAAACTCATATATCTTACATAACGTCTGTATAGCACTTGGATACATCTTATGTCAGTAAGAGCCTGAATCCTTGATATGATTATGTTTTTCTTATTAGTAAATTCTAGTATCTGTTCCCTTATCTGTCTTTCTAATTCAACACACTTAATAGCTTCGTTCTCAAGCCCATCTCCTCGTTGGCTCGTCTGTACCCTCTCAGAGAGCCCGCAGCCTTTTAGCCCATATAAGGCTTTAAGGCTAGATAGCTCTTCCAGTCGTTGGTTGATTTGCTCCTCCATTCTTTGAATCTCTTGTAGGTATTTTTTGGCCCACATTGGCATCACCTCCCTGTATTTGCTTTCTTTTTCCTTTTCTTGGTCTTCTTTACTTCTTTCTCTTTGATGGCTGCAATCAGCTTGTCTCCATCTATTCCCGTCCAATATTCAAAGTTTTCAGATTGGAAAAACTTTTCTACTGGCGATAGGTCAGATATATTCTGATTAGGTAGCCTTTTCTTTTTTCTAAGCTCTGCCTTATAGTCTTGTACGGCACATTTAACTATGGCATATACCAGCTTTTCAATATTGTATAAGCTTTGTACTTTTTGCATCCTACACCTCTATTATGCATTAATTAAATGGCAGCTCGTTCTCTATGCCATCAGGGATATTCATAAAACCATCACCTGGCATAGAATCATTGTTTTGTGCCCCTTGTCCTGCTGCCTTGCTTTCAGCGAACTCTATCTCTTCCACCATAATCTGTACGCTATAGACCTTCTGACCTTCTTTATTGGTGTAGTTATCATTCTGAATGCGTCCAGTAACTACTATCTTGGTGCCCTGTTTGAGATACTTCTCTACAAATTCCGCTTGCTTGCCGAATGCGGTACAGTTAAAGAAGTCGGCGGTAACCGTATCCCCCTGCTTCTTGTATCTTCTGTCTACTGCAAGTGAGAACCTTGCTATAGCCATATTACTGTCAGTCTGTGAATATCTAATCTCAGGGTCTCTTGTAAGCCTACCCATCAATATTGCTTTATTCATACTTAGTTACCTCCTTACCTTCAATAAAAGCCTGCACTTTTGTTAGACACTCAGGGCATAGGTCATAGGCATCGTTACAAAAGTATTCCCCTTCATCGTTTGCCAACACAAATGCCACCGAGTTAGCATCGGACAAGCTGCCATATCCTTCTATCCCTTCATAATTCTCGTAGAGTTTCCCACATTTATCACACTTTTTAGCTAGCATATCTTTTCCTCCTCAAATTCTATTAAATTTTCTTTTACCTCTGTAAGCTCCTTCACTATACTGCTATAGGTATTAAGGTTGTTAAGGTATACCTTGCAGTTCTTTTCTAACAGCCTGATTATATCTACCAGTTCCTTTTTAGGCAGATTCATCAAAGTGCTGTCACTTAATGTACTTTGTCCATCTCCTATCATATATCCCTCCTGTATAGCTTTGCTGTAAGGTTATAAAGACTATTAACATATCCAAGCAAGTCATCATAAAAGTTATATTTGATAGATATGCTTATATCGTTTATATAGTCCTCCAAGTCGATAATAAAGTCAGTAAGGTTGTTTACATCTTTCTGTCTTAGCTTATAACCTTTATTGAACCCTTCACTTCTAGCCTTTTCTACTCGGTTCCCAACATAGGCTACTAGCTCCTCATCTGTCATTGCGCGCATTTTATCTGCTTTTTCTTTGATTTTATCTGCCATCGTTCCTCCTCCACTTCCTCTAGCCAATCGCTCAAACTCCTCTTTGAATTTGGCTAGTTGCTCCGTTGGAGCTATTTTCTCGAGATATTTACCGTCTAACCAAGTCTTAACGAATGCTTTTACATCAATGTGTTCTACATTTTTAGATTGCATTCTGCACCTCCTTAACGCTCATAGTCTATTGCCAAGTACTTACCGCCCTCTATGGGTAAGCAGTATATTCCCGCAGCAAAAAGCCCGGGTATTCCTTTGCTCATGCAATATTGCCCGTCCTTTGTATAATTGCCTATAGGTTTTTCCTCTATCCACATATAATCAACAAATACACTAGCAAGGAAACCCTCATATAGACCGTTAATTTGCGCAATCAAGAACTCTCTATCCTCTTTTGAGAGATTTATTAGATTACCTGCACAATTATTGACAATCTTAATCACTTTCTTTGATAATCTTTTCATTACAAGTCCTCCTCTTTCACGAATGGCCCATTTACAGGCTTTCCTTCTCTTTTTTTCAGCACATTCATATCATAATTGCTTTTTATAAATTCTAGCGTTTTTTGATGATTGCAAGCATTCCCTAGATAAGTATAGATTTCTCTCATATCATCTTTTAAAAAATCAGTAAAACAGAAGTATTTGTTTATGCCTTGTAATATATAAAGGTCTTCGGATGCAGCTCCTGATAGCCACTCTAAAACCTTGCAATCTACATCTTCTTGATACCAGCAACCACGAAGCGAGAAGCCAATACTGCCCAATATAAACTCATAACTATTGTTTATATAGCTGCCAGGAAAAGAACCTACTAAATCTTGCATTGTCTCCTCCATATCCTCATAACGTGGATTACATCTTATCAACTTACACCGTAGCTTATCACCATCGTAGAATTCTGAATTTAAACATTTTTCGCAATCAGTTCTATCCATTCTTTCCTCCTTCACATCTTATCACTACTCTTTAATCTATCCCTATTTGCCGACCTAAACATCATTAGCAGCATTTCAGATACTGACCTTTGTCGGTTCATCCTTCTAGCTTGTTTAACAGATTCAAGGCTGCCACCTGTAGGACAATACACTCCTACTCCGAATGGGATTTCAGCGGATACCTTCTGATATACTTCGCTTGGCATTACGTAGTAGTTATAATCTCCGATGAAATTATGCCCATTCTTTGAGTGGAAGTCCTCCGCAGATGACTTAATCTCGTAGCAATAAAAGTCTCCCTTTTCGATACCGCTTATAGTTGTATTAAGTGGCTCAAATTTCATATAATCAACCCTAACTCGGTTAGATGTGGCATAGTCAAAGGTTACCTCTCTAGCCCAATATATACGGCTGTCATTATTGGGATTGATTAGCTTTTCTGTAAGCTCTGACAGCCGTTTAGTTGTCTCGGACCTGCTCAATTTCCCTCCTTCTCGTAAAGTTCATGCTCTCCGTTCATAAGTTTATAGCTTTCTTCGTCTGCGAAAGAAAAGCCAAAATTGCTAAGGATGTCATGCATCGCCTTAAGCTTCTCTCCTGCTGCCTCGTTGTAAATCACTCCGTAATATCCTGTAAGCGTTAGATATTCTAAACTGCTGAATGCTACCGCTATCATTTGGTATAGAATTGGCAATGCCGTTGCTCTCTCTGTGGCTTTATTTTTCTCTTCTTCATCTGCATTTTTATATGCCTGCGTACCTAATAAGACATTCGTCAATGTATACTCTGAACCTACCACCTTGTATTTAAGGATAAATTCCCATGTCAGCTTGCCTATATACTCCGCATTATCAGGAGCGTCTACTTTACCCTCTAGGATATTTCTAACAAAGTCCTCCATATCCTTGTGCATTTCTTCGTACTTTGCCTTTATTTTTGCCCTTTTCTCTTTAATCTCTTCTTCTCGAAGATCAATCTCTTTCTCTTTCTTTTGCTTTTTCTCTTTCTTTATTATGTCAATGCTAGTGTACGAAACTACATAATACAGTCCTTCTGTATGCTTTATCCCTATTTCAGCTTCGTCGGAATCTAGGCTAATGTGTTTAATCTGTAACCAGCCATTAGAATAATAACTTACTCCGTCAGGGGCTTTTTTTAAGCCCAGCTTTTCGCATTCTGCAATCAGCTTTCCCTTATTCTTTTCCCGTATTTCTTCCCTTGCTGCTTGCCTTGCTTTGTTGGCAAGGTCTTTTGAATCCCAAGCCTCTTTAAGGATCTTATTCCTTGTATTTACATCCTTAACCTTTTCAAGGGCATAAAGGTCTGAAAGTGACAGCTGGAACTCTTTATCTTCTACTTTTTCTACAAGTGTCTCCTTGTCGAGCTTAGCAATATTAAGTCTGTGATTGATGGTTGTCTTTGACAGTCCTGTTTTTTCTTCTATTTCTTCCACCTTGAGTCCGAAATCCTCAAAGCACATCTGCATGGCTTCAGCTTCTTCGTATACTGTAAGGTCTTTACGATTCATATTCTCCATAAGCATGGTCGTAATCTGCTCTTTCTCAGCCATGTCTTCTACTACCACGCAAGGAGCAGTCTCAAGTCCTGCCTCTCTTGCAGCCGTTAGCCTTCGGTTGCCAATTACAACCAAATACTTGCCTTCTTCCTCTTTATCAGGCACAACAGTTAAATTCTGCATAATGCCGTTTTCTTTTATGCTCTGTTCCAACTCCTCTATGCCCTCGTATTTGCGCCTTACATTCTTAGGGTGTACCTTTAAGTCTTCAATTTTTATCTCAACTACTGCCATCACTGCCTCCTTAGTTATTATTCTTTGTTATTCTTCTTCGTTACCATCAAATATTGTCCTTTGTGCTGTACCGGTTATAGGCATCAATATATATTGCTCTGCGCCATCATCCCATACCATTTCACAGCCTCCACAATTTTTCTTGCCTTTGATTTCACTTTTTAAGTGCATTGCGGAACTTATTTTGTAAGTAAACTCCGGTGTTATGCTTACTGTCCCTGCAGATGCATCATCTACAAGGTCAACATCTACCTTAATTGTCATACATCCTGCCTTGCTTCCTTTTTTCATCATAGATTCAAGTAAATCACGAAGGATAACATTTGCGCCTTCTCTTAATTCTGAAAAAACTTCACCTTCAAAGCTTATCTCCTGAGAATATTTGTTCATTCTTTTTTCCCTCCTTTACTTATATAAGGTGCCTATCTGCTCCATTATTGCCTTAAGTTTAACCTCGCCTATGCCCTTTATGTCTTTTATCACTTCTCTTATATCCTCCGGGGTAACTGCTGCCTCCCTTTTGTCGTTACCCGCCTTTACTCCGTTATCAAAGCCTTCCTGCCATACTTTCGTGTAGAACTCACTCATGCTAGTATGGTCCATTCTCTTTATCTCTTTGTACTTATCACGGCTGATCATATTCTTAGACTTTTTTGACATGTTCTCTCCTTCCCTTACTCAATACACACAGTATTACTCTCAGACAAGCCCTCAGCTTTTAACTCTTTGATAAGTTCTGATATATCTGCGCAGGTTTTCCCAATCTTTACTGCATGTTCACAGCCTCTTGCAGTCTCTCCAGCATAACTAATTATCATTTCATCAGACAGCTCTAAAAATGAGTTTATTTTTCTAAGCCTTTTCAAAATCTCTTCAAGCGTCATAACTAATCCCTCCTTGAATTGCCCCACTCTTCTTTTTCAGTCCTTATCTCTTCACTACAATATGACAATGCCATAGCCGTAAATATAAGGACTGCTCCGCTTCCTGCTATCTTAAGCCCTACTAAGCCACCCCATATCGCTGTTAATGCTCCAATCGTAAGAAATAGCACTCCTGCATAAGTTATAATATTGACTGCTCTATCCATTTTCATATCCTCCATTATTCCAATATGTATAAAGTCTTAATTCCCATCTTCTCAGCCAGCTTTATCTCTGCTGCCATCCCTTCGCTGATTCCGTATTTAGTGCCTACAAGCATTACATCACACATTTTTAAGAGCTCAAGGCTTAACCCTGTTCCTTTTTTCCGCTCTTCCGGATTGCTGTCCTTAAGGACTGCAGTAAGATACAGGTGTGGTGTGATTGGAATAGTTTCAAAATCAACCATTAGCCTCGTTAGATGTCTTGCATATCTCTTATTCCTGATTCGCTTAAATATATTCCCTCTATAAGGGCTGCATACATAGCCGTATAACATAACTCCTCCTTAATATGTCCTGTCTCCCATCAATGCTCTTACAATGTCTTCACGCTTATAGAGTCCTGCTGCATTTGGCACTTTACGGAACTTCTTTTCCAGTTTCTTTTTATCCTCGCCTATCATCTCAATTATCTGAGGAAGGGTATAGGTATCTTCAAAAAATAATGCTAACAACTCCATCTGCATTTCCCTTTTGTACCTTAGGTCAATCTCTTTCTTCTTGTGTGGGCTTTCATTCCCTGTATGGTGTTCGGGGCATAGGTATTTATAATTTAACTTAAAATCAAGCCCTCCCTGAGACCTAAACACGATATGATGCCTTTGCCCCTGCTGATTACAGCCCTTTACTTCACAGATTTCCATCACTACCTCCTACAAATTTGACATTATGCAGCTTAAGAGACATATCAAGTAGCTTCCACAGTTCAACATTGGCAGGAGGCTTTCCGTCTGACTTCTTCCACCCTGACTGCTGCCACTTTGCCATCCACCCATTATCTATACAGCTTTTGATATATTTACAGTTAAGGCTAAGCTCTACTTCACAAGGTTTGATAAGGGCTTTTAGCACCTCTACGCTTAGCTTTAATGCAAGTGCGTTCCTCGTGTCATTATCTATATCTGTCTTAATCTCCTTCTCATGCCGTTCTCCCTGTTCATCCACATAGATAATCAAAGCTTTGGCCGTTCCGCTCCCTTTGGGATTGCCCTTGTGATCAAGGCTTGTAATTACTTTAACTTTCATTCGCCCACCTCGTATAATCTGCTTAACTCAACCGCACGTTCAGATACTTTAAGAGCGTATGCGCTGGGAGTATTTGTGTTCCTTTTTGCGTAGACCATACCTCCGTTATATGCCATCAGCACAAAGTAAAGGTCGCTATCTTTTTCTTTGTATTCCATCAATATATCTATTGCTACCTTTACGCAGCCCTTTGGCTCTTTTAGGTCATCCACTCCAAGACTCTTCATCCTTCCCCTGCTCCACCTTGGTTGTATCTGCATTAAGCCAATACTTGCTCCATTGTCTCCTACTGCATTAGGATTCAATCCGCTTTCTCTTTCCGCTATAGCAAATATTAGAAAAGGATCTATGTCTTTGCTACCTGAATATTCTATTATCCACTCCCCTAAGGAAGAGTTCATAAAATCCACAGCCTTTTTATCTGCTGCCTTTAGCTTGGCTTTCTTAGGCTTAGCCCTCCTTACTGTAGCTTTATTTACTTTGTCAGGAATTACAGGGCTTGCCTTCGCTGCCTGTATAGATTTCTCTACAGGCTTACCCCTGATAGTAAGTGACAAGATAATCAGTAATGCGATAACTCTTAAATTCATGTTTTTTCCTCCTTAAATCTTTCCTTCGTCTAGCGTTTATCACATTTATTGAGGTTTTGAACTAATGTGTTCATTGTGGATAAGTCTGCAAACCCTATTAAACGCTAATCGAAACGGCTTTTTTGATAAATTGTAGAATGTATCGCAAATCTTCGTCTCGTTTAAGGTTTATGCACCTTTCCGCGATTTTTTAGTGTCTTTTTAACATGTCTAATTCTCGCAAACCCTATTAAACGTTAATCGCGACAGACTTTTTATGATTTTCTTTACTTCTTAAAATCTTTCTCCCGATTAAGGTTTATGCACCTTACCGAGTTTTTGAACAATTTTGAACTGCTTAAAAATGCCTTCAAACCCTATTAAATGTTAATCGCGACAGACTTTTATAAAAATATAGAATGATTTGCATATCTTTGGTTCGTTTAGCATTTATGCGCCTTTCAGACTTTGAACAGTTTTATCCACTTTTGCCCTTTATCTCCGGGAGCTTAACCATCGTATACTTTTGGATAGGTGCACCTGTAAAAGGATTAATTCCGTTATATACTGTATCTTTATCTATGTAATATCCCTTTTTAGGTTTAGGAGTATCAAGCCAGTTGATGGATTTGATTATAGTAGTCTTCTTTACAGGCTTGACTAGGTTCCTACTGCAGGTATAATGCTGCTTGGCTCCTCCATCATTTGCCTTGTAGGTCTTTGAGGTCTCTTTTATAAAATACGCTGCCAGCTCTCTATACTGGCCCGTATCATCTAAAGGTGTAAAGTGAGGGCTACCCCATTCCCAACAATCCCTGACTATCTTATTTATATTAGCCTCTATACCATTTATGATTAGGTGGTGGTGGATAGCTGTGTTTAAATACTCAGTCACGCAGATATATTTAAGCTCTTGCTTGTATTTTTTATACTCTCTTCTAAGGACTCTTAAAAACTTAGCCAATCTTTTTTTGGCTTCTTCCGGACTTGGCCTTAAATCTTTTCTGTAAGTAAGGACTAAGTGATAATCTCCGTAGCCAAAGTTAGCGTTTATTAGTCTTGCTAGTCTCGCCTCGGTATTTATCCTATTTATCTTTTTCATTTCTTCAGGAGTAATCTGTACCCTGCCCTCTCTAGGTCTGTGATCATTTAAACTCCTAGTATGACTTTTTATAACTTCGATTGTTTTCCCTGCTTCTATTTCAGTTTTGTAATACATGACTTTATACCCCATTTCTTTAAATATGGTCGTAAAGTTAATAGTTTGAACAAGTGCTAAAAGCGTATAATTACGCGGTTTTTCAAACTTTTTTCTTTACTTTTTAGCCGAAACGTAGTATAATAATCATGCAGGATGTTAAACTACGTTCCAACTTAGAGGCGGTCTTCCTATCCGCCTCTTTTTTTATGTCATGGTTGCAAGCATCTTTTTCTCAAAGGCTATTTGCCTTAAGCGGTACAACTCTAAGGCTTCAGTATCAAACATTATTTTGCTGTTAGCTCTAGTGGGGTCTGCCCTCCATGCTATCTGTGTACTCTTATCCACATATGCTCTTCGCAGAAAAGATTCTGAGATCCCCATTTTTATAAGCGCCTTCATTGACATGACTTTGGCAGGATAGTTCATGACTTTCTCCTTTCTTTGTATCCGTAAACTTTATTCCTCTTTTTTCGTGCCTTTCTTTGCAGTTGCACTTCTCGCCCGGATCTAAATTACCTCCACAGCCGGGGCATATCTTATAGTATGGCATCTGTCCTCCTTTCGCTTAAATGCTTATCAAGCAGCCTTATCCTTCTAATTCCTCTTTCATCTCTTTGCTTACTCTTACGAATGCCCATACCATCAATATTATTGGTACTGTGACAAATGCGATTTTTATTCCATCCAATACAACATATCCCATACTTAACTCCTTTTATCCAATCATTAAGAGCCTAAACACCTCTCTTCCCCTTGGTGTTATAAGCGTTTGTATCCCTGAGTGGGTATCATTCGCCCATTCTTTGACTTCAAAATACTTTGTATTCTCTGTGGCTGTATTAGAATAGGCTGCATAAGGCTTAATATCGTTTTTCTTGCTTCTGAAGCAGTATTTATTATTAAGCAGCCAATCTATAAACTCTTTTCGCTTTATTCCCAGCTCCTTAGCAGTATCCGTAAAGTTAAGTAGGAGGTTACGGTCTACCAAATTGTCAAAGTAATCAGCCTTGGGCTGCAATTCAGCTATCTTCTGCTCATTGGCTTTGATTACATTCTGAGCAACTATCATAGCGTTGGCTAATATCATTTCAGGGCTTGCACTCTCCTGTCCTGCAATATAACCGCCGTTCTTTCTAACACTCTTAAGGATGTCCTTAACTTCCTTTTTGAATGCCTTAGCTATAGGCTTACGGCTCTGCATCAGGACTTCATACAAGCCATCCTCTGTCAGGAACCAGCTTTCTTGGTTGCCTCCAAGGGTGTAAACATTCCTTACAACCTTTTCTGTATCGTCCACACTATCAAGCATTGACCTTGAATTGCTGTGCTCAATCCATTCAGCCACATCTTTAGCTAGGAATAATGGATTTTCAAAATCTCCGTAGATTCTAAAATCTTTATCTAATACCCTTCTTTCGTCAATGATTTTTAGCTCTGTCATCTGCTCTCCTTTCTAACAGCATTAACCAGTTTTCACTATTTCCAATGCAAATTTTTTAATGACATTTACAGCATCATCGCAAAGCTGAAAAAATTCATTCTTTGCGCCTTTTCGCCCTAGTACATCGGACTGTAATTCTGCGTCAATGCGGTAGAACTCCAGTGAGTCCTTTAGGTTCTTTAAAAACAGGTGCTTACATTCATTTGAATTCGCAATTGGATCAATACATTCTTTTTGTATATCTTCAAAAATGTAGTTAGACACCGCAAGGTTGAAATCATTTCTTTTTATCTCATCCAGTGATACCCTTATTGATTTGTTAAGCTGTAGGTCTTCAAACTCAACAAATCCATCTGTTGGAGCCTTTGACAAAATAAGCAATGATGTAGCTATGTTAGTATCTTTGAAATAACCGCCCGGTATCTGTATAACCTTTTTTACATAGCCTCTTGCTACCAACTCTGCTCTTATCTTCCCTTCTCTTGCGCCTCTGTATAGAATGCCCGGAAAACTTAAACACACACATATACCATCATCTGCAAGCAGATACATCATGTGCATTATGAAGGCATAATCTGCCTTGGATGGTGGGGGTACCGTACACCAGTCTTTGAATCTTATGTCCTCTTCTGTCGGCTCCCACTTAACAGAAAATGGATAGTTGGCAACTATTAGGTCAAACTTCATATCCATAAATGCCGGAGTTGTAAGGGTGTTGCCTAAAGCCCCCGTAAAGTTCCTCAAGCTTTTCTTTGCCTCGTTTAAGTAGCTTTCTTCTAATTCCTGCCCATACTTTGGAATATCATCATCAAATGCACTAAGCAGGCTGCCAACTCCGCATGTAGGATCATATACATTTTTGGGGTTCTTCTTCCCATAGTTTTTCATAATTTCCGCAAGCCTGCTGTCTGTATGGAATACACCATTTTCTTTTAGTTTTTTCCTATACGCTTCAGCACTAAAATCTTCCATTAACTTCCTCCATGCCTTGTTTTCTTTGTCTTTACATGCTCTCTGTGTTGTTTCGCAGTATCTAAGTCCGTCTCATGCGGAAAGCGAAAAATAGTATCATTTGCAGTAATCGCACTATATAATGCTTCTAACGCAAATTTGGTATTTTCAAGTTTTTCATATCCGGCAAGGTGACACCCTCCTCCATTCGGGAATGTGGCACTAATTGCCTTTGTTCTCTCTTTAATATAAATGGTTTCTACTTTGTCCATATTAATTAAAGACAAGCCATCTTTAGACATTATGTACATCTTCTATCTCCTTCCTATTTCTTTCTATTGCCCCGTTTATTGCCTCGCTCAACCCTTCGCTAATATCTACAAGTTTTTCAGCAAGCTTTCCTGCCAAGTCCGTAATGCTGACTAATTGAGGTTCTATAATTTTGTTCCTGTATCTAATCTCTGCCATAATAGCCTCATCAAAAGCCTTTCCCAATGTTTTATAACTTTCAAATAGTTCATCTTCATTGGGATAAAGGCTTTTTAATTCAAGCATTATTTCCCTGTTATGCTTTAATATTATGTACATTCTTTCATTGCTGAGTGCTTCCATAGTCTCTCTTTTTCTCTGTTCTTTATCTTCCATATCTCCTCCTTTTTGTTGGTATTTTGTAACTTTTTAGGTTACTTTTGGGGCAAAAAAAATCTCCATCGGGTTTTTAATGTCCAGTTCAGCAATCATAATTTCTATCTCATCACTTCCAAACACTTTCTTAGTCATTTTATTATAGAACGTTTTTGAAGTAACTCCGATAGCTTTTGCAATCTCTGCCTGAGATTTGCCCTTCTCAGCTATTTTCCCTCTTAAAAGATTTGTATCTACCAAAATAATCACCTCTTTTCATTTTGTAACTTTTTAAGTTACTAATATCATAAACCATTTTTCGTAACTTGTCAAGTTATTTTTTTCTTGACTTGTAACTTTTTTTGCGTTATTATATATATAAATAAATTCAAGAAAGGAGGGTACTAAGTTGATAGGGGAAAGAATTAAACAGTTGCGAGAAGCAAATTCCTTAACTCAGGAAGAACTTGCAAAGAGGCTTGAAACTTCTAAACAAACTATATATAAATATGAAAATCAGATAATAACCAATATTCCTTCTGATAAAATAGAAATATTAGCTAAAATATTTAGAGTTTCTCCTATTTATCTTATGGGTTGGGATGAAAAAGAAGAGGAAATGCCGAAGGCTAAAGTAAAAGGTGTTAAAATACCTGTCCTTGGTAGAGTTGCTGCAGGTATTCCTATCGAAATGATTGAAGATGTCCTTGATTATGAAGAGATTACTGAGGATATGGCAAAGCATGGCGAATACTTCGCGCTTAAGATACAAGGTGATAGCATGTCGCCTCGTATATGGAATAATGATGTAGTTATAGTTAAACAACAGGATGATGCTGAGAATGGTGATATTGTTATAGCTGCTATTAATGGCGATGATGCTGTGTGTAAGCGGTTACAGAAGTACAGCGATGGTATAGCCCTTGTATCGCTTAATCCGCAGTATGAGCCTATATATCTGAAAAAGGATGAAGTAGACGGAAAGCCTGTTAGGATATTAGGGAAGGTTGTAGAGTTAAGAGGGAAGTTTTAATAAAAAGGGGAATAGTAATGAAAAATATTCTAAAACGTATTTTATTGGTTATCTTGTGGTTTTTTTTCGTTATGTTCATCATAGGAACTATAACAACAAATGAGGTAAGCGCTAGAGCTGCATTGGCTATATTAGGTGGAATCATTTTGCTTTTAATACTTAAAATACGTTCGCCTAAAAAACAGCAATTGCAATCTAACAACAATGAGTTACTGCTTCAGCAACAATTGCAAAAGATATCTATTCTTGAGGCAGAAAATAGTCAATTAAAAAATAAGCTGAATGAAATTGGTTGTAATGATTATGATGCCGTACAAAAAGTTATCTCCATAAAGCAACATGAAATAGACACTTTAAATAGCACTATAGCGGAAAATAACGCAATTGCAGAAAGACAATTAGAAAAGAATCAAGTAGTTAAAGAAGATAGTTTAAAACTTGAAAAGAAATATGCTTCATTACAAGCAAAGGTCACAAGATTAAGGTATTTATTTGATGCAATAACTCAGGCAATAAATGACTACCACGATGAAAAGGATATATTTGCTCTCACTAATTTGATAAATGAAGCTGACGAGCTATCTCCTAGCGTAATCCTTAAATTACACAATATGGACTACAAGGATTTGAAAAAAGCCTTTAACGAAAACGACAAGGCCATCTCACAAGTACTTGAAGTTTACGAAAAAAGATACACCACTAAGGCTAATCAGTCGATTTATCAACTAATGGTTATTGCTCTTAGGGCTGAACTACAAAATATCCTTTATAACCTAAAATATGATAAGTTGGATAAATCAATAGATGACATCAAACTTATCTCCGCTAAGTATCTTAAGATTGCTGGAGAAGGCAATCAGTCCATATCCAGCACGCTAACTAGATTTATAGGCGAAATAGAATATTTGTTTATCAATGCAGCCAAGATTGAATATAATTATTATGTAAAGAAAGAACAGGCGAAGCAAGAACAGGCAGCCATACGCGAACAGATAAGGCAAGAAGCCGCTGAAAGAAAAGCGTTGGAGGCTGAGAGAAAGAGAATAGAGCAAGAGGAAGCCAAGTACACAACCGAAATTGATAAACTGCAAACTACCATACTTGAAACCACCAACAATGATGAAATTGAACAGTTAAAAGCAAGAATATTAGAATTACAGTCTCACTTGTCCGCTGTAGTTGTTAAGAAAGAAGAGATTGTGAATCTCCAAAATGGAAAAGCAGGTAATGTATATATTATTAGTAATCTCGGTTCTTTTGGAGAAAATGTATTCAAAATAGGAATGACTAGAAGGCTGAATCCGCAAGAGAGAATAGACGAATTAGGGAGCGCAAGTGTGCCATTTAAGTTTGATGTACATAGTTTTATTTTTTCACAAGATGCAGTCGCTCTTGAATCAAGCATGCACGAAAGGCTTAATAATCAGAGAGTAAATAAAGTAAATCTTAGAAAAGAGTTCTTTAACGTTTCTATTGATGAACTTGAAAGGATTGTAAATGAATTAGATCCTACGGCTGAATTTAATAAAACTATGTTAGCCGAGGAATACAGACAATCATTATCTAGTGATGAAAACTATACATCAGATAACATAGAATATGGCGATGATGAAGAGCCTTTTGAAGTTAACGATGAAATAGAATAAAAAGTGGGTTGCCACTTACCGAAGTAGGGGCAACCCTGAATTAACAAAGCATGTATAGTATAGCACAATATATTAAGCTGTACAAGAACTAAAATAGATAAAGCTATAGAGGCATATCATAACAGCAACATTGATGTACAGGAACATTTTGCCAGTGTTGGCAAAACGATACCTTTGCTTAAATACTTAAGGCTCTTAATCTTATAATTTTGTTGACGTCAACAAAATAGTACATCTTGGTGTTGCCGACAGAAAAATACAAGATATTGTGTTATCACGCTATGCCTGTTATCTAATAGTTGAATGGGCAGGCAATTACAAAGCTGAACTAATGGAAATGTGGAATAAAAACAATTACAAAAGCTACCTCCCCTTGAATAAAGGGGGTAGCCTTTACTGGAGGATGCTCATGAATATAAAAGTAAAAGAAGTTAAACCTCTTGATGATTTGAAGCTGGATGTACTTTTTACAAATGGCATACGAAAAATATATGATGTTAAAAAGGCTATGTCCTACTATGAGCCGTTCAAAGAACTGGAAGATAATCCTTATCTCTTCAAACAGGCAAAAGTTGACTGTGGGGGATGCGCAGTATGTTGGAATGATGAGATAGATGTTACCGAATGGGAATTATGGGAGATGGGGGAAAAAGTAATTACCGCCACTAAACAAATATTAAAATATTTGTATTTTATATTTACAAACATAATAATATTTGTTATAATATTTATTGTCAGGAGGGTGATACATGAAAAGTTATTCATCAAGGCAGATAATTGCGATTTTAGAAAAAGACGGTTGGTATAGGA